TGTATGATTATTATGGAACTTGCCGCTTCTATAAATCATAGAACACTCTTCTTTGTCATCGAACGCTTGAAATAACATTAGCTATAGACTATTATTTTCTTTTAAAGAAGTCAAGTATCTTTTTTGTTGTAGGATGATTTCGGAAAGAAATATTGTTGCTTGAAATATACCACTTTGATCAAATTTGTTCATAACTCTTTTTATAATGCGATTAGAAATTTTTTTGTTTATTGCCTTCATAAGCCCATTTTCTATCAACCTTAAACGGACATATTTACCAAATAAAAATCTTTCAGAGTACATTTCTAAAAACTTTTCATATGAAGGCACCATTTCTCCTCCCTCAACGTTAGAAAATTCTACTTCTCTAGGCCTTCTTGTAACTTTAGTTTTATATAAAGACGACATAACATCATTTTTCACACAATTGGACGTTTTAATTTTATTAATATAAGGCCGTGTAGAAATTATAGTAATATATGAACCATATAAATAACTTTTAAGTGCTTCGTAGCTTAAATATTCTGATTGATAATAGTTTGTGGCAAACATCTCCTCTCTTGTAGTCAAGCCGTATGGTTCCATATATTGTTTCATAAACTGTGAGTTTAAATTTGCGACAATAGACCATGGTATATGTTTATTAATATAAAATCCATAAGACGCAGCTAATCTCGCATAATCAGTAAAAAAATCACTAGAAAGATAGTTTTTCCATTTTATATTATCGTTATCATATCCATCCGTTGCAAACTCTATAATAAGACCGCTACATGCATTACTAATTCTGTTTGAAAGCATATATGCAGTTTTTGTAAAAGCTAGCGATGGTGCTGATTTTGCATATGCTAAGAATTCGTCTATAAAGTCAGAAAAATTGTTTATTTTGCTATAGTGCGACAGGTTATTTAAAAGAAAATCGCCAAAAGGAGGGTGGACTACATTTAGATAATATTCATGATATTTATCTGTTACATCAGCCCAGGCCTTAACCGGTTTTGTAACATCGAGTATGGAAGACATGCAGGTTCGTAAGCTTTTTATAGCAGTATCGGCAGCAAGGGCAAAATCGTTATAAGCATCGGCAACAAAATTAATCGCAAATTTATTATTTCTAATTGGCTTGAGCAAACTAGAATCTGGAAATACTGGACGGCCGAGAGTGTCTACTTTTCCAAACAAGGGTCTTTCATACCAAATATCAATAGGCTTGGGCATGTCAATAGGGTATATTTCATCTGATACCTTATAATACTTTCTCTGCATAAAAAGATAGTCAGAAGGTAGATTATTTTCCCCAAATGGTTCGACTGATATTTCAAATTTTGGCATTTATTCAAGTTACCTCATTTTTTCGTTTCTGTTTTGCTAGCGTTCAGCTTCTTCAAGCCCCTCCTCCAATGTGCTCGGACTTCTGGGAAGGGTTGCGGTTCGATTCGGGCCGCAAGTTGCTGTTGTTGGTTCTTTAGTGCCTTCTGAGCGTCAGTAGCAAGGGAGGCGGCGCCGGAGGCTAGTGCGCCGGCGACTTTAGTTCCGAAACCCATTATTTTGTTCGCCGCCTCCGCTTGCATGCGGTCCACTGCGGTGGCTAGCCCGGCTCTCAAAGTGGTTTTAGATACTTGCAATTTCCCGATTATGGTTGTTGTAAACTGCCCGCCGGCTTTATATGAGTGAGAAAGTTTGTAAACAGAATAATAGCCGTCTAAATGAAACCAACCCTTAACTCCTTTTGTGTTTAAAGATGGAGAATCTACATAAAAATAACTTCCTAGCTGAAAATAGGGTGACCCTACTAGTGTAATTTCTATAGTAAAAAACACAGGAATGTGTCCAACCGTTGTGCCTCCAGCTATAGCTTTTTTGTTTCTTTCAAATACTGCTTTTTTTAAGCCCTCGTCAGTCATTTCTGTTATTTTTATTTTCTTTTGGGCTCCTTTACTTGGACCTCCAATATAAAAATGCGGGATGTTGCTACTTAAATTCGCTGCAGCATTTCCTTGTAGCCAACCCAAATTTTGTTGGGTACTGTCTTGTGCGAAAACTATAATTCCAGTGTGGCCTTCATCAAACCAGTTGTTTTCAACTTTACGTTGAATAGCGTACATGCCAAATCCGGAGCTTTTTAATGGATAAGTATAATATTGTACTTTAAAGTTATTTCTTGTATTGGAATTTTGCAATAAACGAAACTTTCTTTGCTGAGCTAGTCTCACTATGTTTAGTACTTCGCGTATCAACTCTTTTACAGTAAAAGTGTTTTTACCCGATCCGGTCAATTTATTAGAAAACATCTTTTGTAATGCTTCAATATCAATTGGCATATTGTATAACGGAAATGTTTGTGCTCGTGTATCAGCTCCCAAGTCTTTTAAAACTACCTCTCCTAACATAAAAATAGTTTTTTGTACTGCTAACACATTTTTACCGGGCCCAATAGTTTTAATATGTTTTAAAACAAGATGGATTAAATCCCCTAATAAAATAAAATTAATTGTTTTATAGTTCATTAGGTCGCTTTCCATCTGTGCTGGGCTCAGCTGCCCGCCGATTGTCTCTTTTATTTTTTTTAGTTGTTTCTGATGGCTTTGGCGGGCTTCTGTAAGCTTCTTGAGTTCCTTATTATGCGCTTCTGTAAGCTTGTTTATTGTTTTTATGTTTGTCGCCCGGTCTTTTTTTTCCCAATCATCGCCGCTGCCGCCTTCCCATGTTTTAAAAAAATCGGATCCCTCGATCACTTTGGCCTGTCCCGCGCCGAGACCGTAGGAGCCTGCACGGGATCGAGCAGCTTCTTCAAGAGCGCGTAGCACTCTTTTATGCTTTTCTAAGTTTTGCTTATTTTCTTTCATGGTCTGTTCGAGTGCCGCTCGCTTGCCTTCGGCTCTGTTTTTGGCGGCAGCCCTGGCCAGTGCATTATCATACTTCTTTTGTTCAGTAAGTCGTTTACCTTTAATAATCGGATTATTCAGATTTTGAGTAAAATATTCTTTGACATTATCGATTCGAATAGCATGTTGATAGTCTGCTAGTTCTGTTACATTGAGTTTGGTAGAGTGTATTAGGTCGGTTTGGCTCCATATCAAATCGTGCAACAGTTCCCCAATCTTATCAGCTCGAACCGATGCTAAATCGCTTAATAAATCATTTTGGGCGCGCTTTAGGTCAGCAGCTGCTTTTTGCTTATTGCCTTCAATTTTGCCTTTCTTTGTCTTAAGGTCCATGATCTTCTGATATTGTGTTCCGAACTTTGCTTGTATTAAGTCGGAGCTGCCGATTGGCATCGCCTGGCCATATATTTTCTGCCAGTTTGGATCTCCTATCGTTCCGCCTTTGGCGACATGCTCTTTCATACTCTTTTCGAACGTTTTCAGCTCACCTAATGAATAATTATTATATTTGTTGGTGACCATGTTCACGAGCCCGCCGGCGTACCGGGCGACGCCGCCGGCGGCCTTGGTTTGCTCTTTAATATCTTTCGCTAGCTGCTTATTTTTATTTGTTTCGGCTTCGCGCTGTTGGCGAACCGCTTCGAGGGCCTTCATCACATCGCCAGGCTTCGGTGCCATCTTATTGATTTGATCGTTGATGACTTTTAATGCTTTATTTTGACTTTTAAGCTCTTTTACAAGACCTTCGTTAAGTTTTTTTCCTTTTTTCTTCATTTCTTCCGTTGCTTTTTTTAAATCCAAAGTTAAGAAGTTGAATAGTTCCGCATTTCCTAGTAATGCTTCTTCGTGGGCCATAAATTTTACTTTTACGTTAGTTTTTAAATTTTCTTCTATGTTTAGATCACTCTTTATAAATACAAGATTGGCCGTAAAAGTATGTACATCTTGTTCTAATGCATATTTCTTTTTTAAATCCTCGTTAGCTGTTGAATAACTTATGGCCAATTGTAGGTGATGGTTTCTTCCCTTTTCCGGTGAGGTTCCTTGGCCCCTGAAAATATCAGCATATCTATATGGATCCTTGTCATCGCTACTATTAAAAATCGGACCTAAAAACGTATTAACAGAATCAAACGCAAAGTCCATTGTGATATTATAAATCCTACCAGTAACTGGATTTGTCGAACCATCAATGTCCATATCAAAACCTTTTAGACCTACTGCTTTACCGCTATAATAATGATCCTGGCCGACTACTAATGAATCAGCTATATTGGTTGGACTAATCAGCGGAATTGGAAGCCGAGGTCCTCCAGGTAAAACAAGAAATAATTGAATTTGTGGTATTAATTGTGCATATTCGAAAGGGGTCAAACTGGTTAAATATTTATGAAACCCTTCAAAACCACTAGTAACCTTATTTGCAATTGCAGAATCTACCGTAACAACATCAGCATGCGAGGTGCCAGCTTTTGCAATCTCATTAGGATTACTCGCCATCCAGTCTAGTAAATACATTTGCCTATTAAAAAACAACTCAGGTGTAAGCGCATCGGCGCGCTTTTTAGCTTCAGCGTCAGACTTTTTAGCTGACTCTAATACATTATTTGACGCTGCTTTTGCTTTTTTTGCCTTCCGATCTGCCGCCTTCTTTGCCTTTTCCGCCGCCTTCTTCGCCTTCTTCTTCGCCTTCTTCTTCGCCTTGGCCGCAGCCATCTTCTTCTGTGCCTTCTTGTAGGCCTCCAGCGCCGCCGCCTTTTCCGCCGCCGATTTGTCTCCTATACCGCCCGTCCCAGACGCCATATTATATCTCCATCGCGGATAATAAAACTTCCAGCGGTGTAGGAATAAGTACAGTGTCGCCTACTGATAGATCTGTTTCTAGAGGTGCATTGTTAAAATATGCTATTATCCACCAATAACCCGCGTCTCCATAAAATGCATAAGCCAGTTTAAAAAATCTATCGCTTGAGGTCCAAATGTGCTTGTAAAAATGCAATTCCGGAACATCTCTCACTTTTATTTCTTTAAACTGATCAAAAGAAAAGTGAACAATGGAATTCATACCCCTTCTGGATATGATGTCTTTATATTCTTCATTGTGATTTATAACGATTGTGGTGTTTCTGTATCTATTAATTGCCATTTTTTCTTACTCTTTTTACTTTGTTTTTTCTTCTTAATCTCGTCATGGGCGATTTTTATCAATCATCCTCTTCGCTTTCCTGACGTCTGCATTCCGGTCCTTCACGATTACACTGACCGGTGCCGGCGTGGGATGGGTTTTCGGGTCCGCCATGGTCTGGCCACGGTGTGTCCCCGGCGGATCCGGCATGACGGATCTGTTGGCGTCCCGAGCGGCCAGCTCCGCAGCCGAGGGTATGCTCTGTTGTCCTCGGAGCGCTCCGGCGACATATGCAAAACTACCATCTTTCGTAAGAAATGAACTTCCTGTCCAACCCGGAGTGACCTCATGAAGCACTTTAAGCTGGAAGTCGAGTTGCCAATATCTTTCAGCAATTGTTAGCCCCTTTTTCGTCTTGCCCTCCGACGTCCCTTTTTCCTTTGAGGTACCAGGATAAATATTTAAATTAGTAATATAACCTTGAAGATTGGGTATGTAGTTGCCTGCCATAAAACTTACTGCAAAAAATGGTGGCGCCTTTAGTGCAGTACCAGCAAGATTATATGATGGATAATTAAACCGTATAAACTTATCGATTTGGCCTGACAATTCTTCGGCTTCGTTGAAGTCCTTCGCGAAAACAGTGAAATCAAACTTGAGTGATCGACCTGTATGTGAGTATGTTGCAATTGGATCCATTTTACCATATGCTTGCTCTTCTGACCATTTAGGGCTAAAAGTTTGTTGTATGATACATTTAATTGTATTGAAGCTAACAACAGGGTTTCCGGGAATATGCATTGCGGCAATCTGGATGCGAACGTCGCGGCCTCGGGAGCCCCCTTCGGCCTTAAAAAGAATATCTAAAGATGGTACTCCAACTGTGCCTGGTACACCCATTTATAAATTAATCTCCATATGTGTTTCCAAAACATCAGTCGCGATCTTACGTGAATGTTTAGCTAATATGTCACTATCCATTTTTAAAGTTATATTCACTGTTTGCTCTCCCTGTGCTCCTAGTTTGTTTTGCATTATATTAGTAGTTTCATGAACTACCTGCTGCATCGTGTTTGATAGATTTTGTACATTATTAATCGTATTGGCCAATGATTCTAGATTTTTATTATTTATAACAGCACTTTTTGGTGGTGCAACGGTCAATTCTGGTTTCGCTCTGCCATCGCTAGAATCGCCAGTAATTATTGCTTGACCGTGTTTTGCCAACGCTGCTTTAGATCCGATTGAATCGATGCCACCCGCATATCGCGGAAGATTATCTGTCCCGTCTTCCAAGTATTCAGAAATTACGCCCCCGGCGATGCCGAGTGCGCCACCGATGAGAGCGCCGCCGGCGATTCCGATCGGTCCACCTGCGGCGCCAATTTTGGCGCCGAGCATTGCCCCGGCGCCGGCTCCGATCGCACCGAACGTGACTCCGGAGGCGGCGGCCTTTCCGGCTTTCTTTTGGCCAGGCGTCCAATCTTGTTTATCAATCCAACTCTTCACGCCTCCAAGCAGCTTTATAGCGCCGTAGCTGATTAATGCGAAACCCGCCAGCACGCCGGCGGGCCCTTTAACGAATTTCATGATAGTGCCGCCCTTTCCACCAAGTCCCAGGAATGCTTTTGAAAGCCCGCCAAGTCCCGCTGTTCCGTTCGCTATGGCGATAGATCTCATAAGCTGAAATTGTATAACTCCGCTAAGAATGGTAAAAGCTAGACCTAATAGTGCAATAACTGGTGAAAATTCTGCCAGGATGCCTTGCAATTCAATCCATTTTTTGTTAAGGGCCTTAAGTATGTCCGATAATATGCCTGTCTCTAAAATTGCCTTTTGGCGCGATGCAGCAAGGTTTTGTTCTGCTGTTCGGGCATCTTTACTTTGATCTTTTACTTTGCCTAAACTCTTAGCTTGGCCTTCTATTTTTTTAGCTGCAGCTTCTAAGCTTGAAAGATCTTCATCTTCAAACAATGCTTGAGCAACATCAGCCCGGGTTTTTAAAGTATCAGCAATTAAATCTTTCTCAAATCTTCCAAGTTCTTTAAATGACCTACCGCTTTCTTTCATTGCATCCCTAAGCATTTGAATTCTATCTGCTTCTGATGCGTTTAATAAGTCCATGGAGTTCAAAAGAGGTCCACCTAACATATAATTAAGTTTACCAGCGGCTTCAGCTGCGCCTTCGAAAGTGTCAAATGTTTTGGCAATATTTACCAAATCACTCATTTCGATTCCAGCAAGATGAGCAGTTGTTGCTAACTGTTTGAACATCTCTACCCCTTTTTCTCTTCCATATCTTGCTATTAAAGGCATTTGCTCATTGAATTGTTGCAACATTTTATTAGGGCCAGTCCCCAACGCTCTTCCGAAATTAGATAACTCTGTAGTGACTTTTCTAGTTTGTGCAGGAGTGTATTTAAATACTTTTAACATTTTATTCATAGAAGCACCAAAAGTATTTGTATTAACACCCAAGCTACCAAGCTGTAATGCCAATTTCCCCATTTGATATTGTTCATCTTCTGCTAACTTAGTAAAAGCAGCTGAGGACATATATAGGCCACCCATAGCATTTTCGACTTCTCCATAGACAAATCCTTGATGTACCATTTCATCCGTTAGCTCGCGAGCAGCTTTACCTAGTTTATCTGTTGCTCCAGTAGTCTGAATTAATCGCTTCTCCATATCATCAACTTTTTGTTGTAAAGATTCAGGTCCGATTAAAGCATCTTTTCCTATTTTACCCCACTTGTCAATAAAATCTTTGCCAAAGTTTTTAAGCGATTTCATTAAAACTTTTGGATCGAATGCCTTCTTGAATGCTTTTTGTAATCCTTGCGCAATGGCATCCAGCTTCTTTGCATCTCCCCCTGCATCAATCAATAAATCAGCAAAATCTGCTGTGGCATCTTTTAATCCTAAAGCTGATTCTAAGCGATTTTGTGCTATAGCTTCTGCGCTGTCTTCGGTTTTACGAATTTCTTCGCCTTTCTTTCTTTCTTTGTCACGTGCTGCGAGCACGGCTCGTAGTGCGTTTATTTTTTTCTTAAGTTCTTTTAAGTCTTTCTCGTCTTCGCCGGTGATATCCTGTACTAATGCAAGGTCATGTTGTAAATCTTTTGCTCTGTTACGTAAAAGTTTTTCTCGATCTTCACTTAGTTCATTAATGTTTGATAGTTCAACGAGCTGAGCGCGGAGGCCGGTGAGCCCATCGCGGATTTGGAGCTTGTGCTCCTCAGTCAAATCTTGTCGCTCTTGCAGCTCGCGAACAAGCTCTTTTTCATGTTCAACCAATTCTGCTAACCGGGCGCTTATTCTATCCCCTGAAGTCTCTAACTCTTTATTAACGGCATGTATATGTTTTTGAATTCGCTCTTGTTCTAATAACTTTTGCAAACGAAGATCTTCCACTTTGGCAATATTTTGACTAAGAATCATGGTTTTTTCTAATTCAGTAGCGTATTTAAATTGAGTGCCTAAAGCTTCTTTTAAGCTAGCTTCGATGTCCCCGAATGCGTCTTTTACTTTTGTCACGCGCTTTATTTCATCATCTGTGCTGCCGGCCATTTGATCTATGCTGTCTTTTATTTTACCAAAAGCATCGATGCCAGAAGCGCGCAACCTTTCCATTTCTTCGTTAAGAAGCTTAGCATTTTCTATTTGTTGTTTTAGTGCTTGGGTAGTTTTCGTAATATCATCAGCCATTGGTTAGTTTCCCTATTTCAATGGCCATTTAACGCCCGTCTCTCGTTCAAATTTTTGAACTGCTCTGTCTAAAGCATATCGATTATTTAAGACTTTTGGATCATTTAACCCATTTTGTAAATAAGAATCCATATACCTTTTTTCAGATGCCAAAACGGCAGTAAATGCTTGGATATCACCAGGACTACCTTTAAGATAGAATTGTGAAAAAGAAACTCCGGAAGGTGCAAACATATAATAAAGAGCTTGTTTGACTTTAGCTCCAAAACGGATTAAAGAAGCGCTTTCGTTAAGCAGCTTTGCTTCGTTGAGATCGATAATTATCTTTTCTTCCATAGAGATAAATAGTTTTAATATTAAAAACGAGAAGGGCTGAGCGAGTTATTTTTTGATGCGGCTTTGTTGATGCTCTCATTCTCTTGTTTCTTGTGTTCTGAGAGCTTTTTAAAATACCAATTTCTAAGACCTATTGGTAAACTATATAATTCGAACAAACTCCATCCTCCATAATATTTCATATAGAAAAATTGCTCGTATATGGTCTTTATATAATCAGAATTGAGGCCAAAAAAAGTCCGCATTAAGCGGAACCTCCACTTCACTTATAAAGTCACATTCCTCACATTCAAAGTTACAATTAAAATCTACCGAAGGCACAAGTTTAGAATAAGCTGCTCTAAGATAACGACTATCTAAAGCAGACATAGAAGCGATATATGACTTTACATATTGTCTGTCAGAATTACCATTAACTGCATGGATCATCTTTTCATATTGACTTGTAATAATTCCTGCCTTTTTCTTCTTTGTTTTTTTAGGAGAAATGTCGTCCTTAAGGACTTTTAACTCTAATTTCGTGTTAGTTCTTGGAATGGGTAATGTAATGGTTTTTCTATCATAATCCACTTGAGCATCAAACTCTTCTAAATATGAAGTAAAATCATCATTACTTATCTCAGTTAAATCAAAAGTATATGTCTGCAAGTGATTACAAGAAGGGCAAGTATATTTTGTTTCATATTCTGGGCCATATCCATAAAGGCGGCATGCCACTGTAAGGGCATTTTTATCGCCAACAAGCATATCTTTAACATTGACTTGTGGCGTCACTAAAACCGATTGAATCAACTTATCGATAACAATTCCATTCTTGATGTAACTTTGATTAATTAATATATCCTCTTCTTTTGTGGTCATATGTCTAATCTCAACAGTTTCTTTTTCATAAAGAGGGTGACCTTCATCATAAAAAAGCCCTTTACTCGGTAGCTCAACAATTTCCGTTGGAACAATAAATTGCATTACTTGAGTTGTAGGTGGGACATCCGTATTTGGCTGAAGGTTATCAGTTGGTTCTTCCAGGCCTAATCTATCTTGATTATTTCTCATCTTTCCTCCATATTATAATTATATCTCTTTTTTATTGTTCTTTTAAGAAGATTTAAGTGTTACTAAAAAAGAATTTTTTTGGACGCGAGGGCTGCGGGCGAATTATATTGCACAGTCGTGACCTTAAAATCTAGTTTAACAGTGCTCAGCGCGTCAGAGTTATAATCGAAATTTCCAAAAGTAATATTACTAATTTGTCCAGTCCATTTCCACTGTTCCATCTTTTTACCGTTCGCGCCGATCCGATCTACCTGGCAGTCCCACGTGGCATCGATACTGTCTGGTGTATTTAATTTCCCAGTACTGGCTTTGATAATCTTAGTATTCACCAACCATGTCCACATAGCATAGCTGTTATTCCAGGTCGCTGTGAGCGGTTTTGCGATCTTTTCCATGTTCGTTTCGCTATCTCGAAGGACAATGCTAAGAGGGCCCCATTCGTACCGATTAGGAATAATAGTTCTTTTAACACCGCCAAAGTAGTTAAATTCTTCTGAAAGCTGAGCATCAAATTTTGGAGGGGAAAATGAAAGAACTGTCTCTGGTTGGATGACGCCTTCGAGCCCCCCGCCGGAGTTCTCGATGACGCCTTTGAAGCGCCAATCTCTTTTGGGTTCTATGTTGATATCGCTCCAAAATGCCATATTTTATCCCATCAATTACTGGGTTTTGACGTTGGGATGCACCGTGGGCCCGACGCTGCCGTTGGTCGCGAATGTTGCATGATCGTATGATATTGTTAATGTATAATTAACAATATCATCAGTGTCATAACTAAGTTCCCCAAAGTCCACTCCTATTAGAAAAGGATTAACAAGACTCCAAGAATCTATCTGGTGCCCCGCGGCATTAATCTGCGATATCTTTACGCCGCCAAGTGCCGCTTGAGCTGAGGCTTTTGATATGGAGACCTGTGCGTTCAAGTTTGCCGCGCGCGGACTATTATAGCCAGAAGCTTGTAGTATATTCATCAAGGCGGCGCTAGCATCTGGACTTGCTGGATCAATAATGGTAACAGTGACATCTTCCCATTTCATTCGACCAGGATATTTAAAAGTGTGTCCAATATATTTAACTTCTTGGGCGCCGTCCATAGTAAAGTTTGGCTTTTTAACTGTTTTTATAAAATAACTGGAGATGCTTCTGGAAGCTTCACTCCCTAAAGTCATCAAAAACCTAAAAGCTCTTTTAGGCTCTACATTAACGTCATTCCACCATCCCATTTATTATATCTCCTTATGTCTCACTTATAAATAGTCTATCGTTTTATTAATCCTCGAATGAAGCGCCAGAATCTGTAATCACAAAATCAATCGCAATGAACTCAATCGCTCGCGCAGGCTTAAGGAAAATCTTAGCAT